TTCTGGAGGTTTTCGTCTCTAAACCATTCATTCCAAATGAGGTATACACCACGAAATGGAAGAGCGCTAATACCAGATAAATTACCAGACGTATTCACGGGCAAGCCGAAATAGTCCCAAAGAGAGCCTACATAAGCATTATCAGAGTTACCAGCAGCAGCAACAGAAGGGATGACATAATCAGTAGTATCATCAGGGTCTTCCCGTTCAAAACAGAAATTCTGCCAGTGTTCCCAAACGAGACGGTTTGGCACAAAAAAGAAAAACCAATCCAGATAAATATTATCCATGATAGGCTTAATAGGAGTAGCCAAACGAGCAAAGTAATTAACAGACATCCTAGTAGTATCGCCAGGCAAAACCTCATCAACAAATATAGGTATAAGCTTACCTGAATCAAAAGTTGTCTTATAAACATGGGAACGATCAAACTTAGTCCTTTTCATGTACATTGCAGGAGCATCGCTGAAGCGATGTCCTCGAACTCTTATTTTTTTTCGGGCCAAAATTTCACCTTCTTCGAAGTGTAAACCTAATAATTAACCTAAAGCAAATTATTATTAGGTTTTAGATTATTTTTGCGTCACCTACGCCAGTTACATCAAGTAAGTAACTGGCTTCGGTGACGCCTATTTTTGTATTTCTTCATTATTTTGTTCTAAAGTGTTATTTTTTTCTTGTGTTTGTTTACTACTTACGGACTGTTGTGGTTCATCAAAGGTATAATTGCTGCCAAACAGACCTTGCTGCCGGAGATATTCGAGCGTTGCAGGATCATTCAATCGATCGATGAAATTCATAGGATCGTGACCGAATTTAGCTCGAACGTAAGCGGGTAAACTGTAGAATTCTTCACGAACTCCAGACACAAGCTCAAGAGCCGTACTGTAGTCACCGGGAAGCGTTGCATCTCCGAACTGCAGATAAGCGTATTGCGAACTATCGCCGAGGTCAAGAGTCATGATACCTTTCTGACCGTCTGCATACTTATTTACGATGTAATTGATATCAGTTTCATCTTTCTCGTCCTGAACCGTAAGAGAAGGCATGGTAAACTCAATACCGCAATGATCATGTTCTTCTACAGGATCGTAAGCTGTCTTAAATTTCATAGTTTCACCTCCTTTCGCAGGCGCCTAGACGCGGCGGGCGTGGCGTACAAAAAAAGGGCGATCTCTATGAGATCGTCCTTTTTCTGATACGCTCTTTATTAGATTATCATTTAGTAGAATCGTTGTCAACAGGCTGCACATATTCTATGGCGCGACCAACCATGACAGGAATACGGGACTCGTCACAATTCTCAATGTAATAGCGACCGTCGCCGTCACCAAGATTGCCAACATAATACAAAGTAAAATCTTCAGGATATTTTTTAATAAGCATTTTATCATCGTTAACTATACCCTCGAAAGCTCGCAGAGCAAGCATATCATTGTGGTAAACCTGCGGAGGACTGAACTGTTCAGCCTTGGAATCATAAATGGAATAAAGTCTCAGCGGAACCATCTCCTTTTCTAAGTGCAACTAAATACCTGCGAATCATAAGATATAACGTAGCTGATATAACATAATAGTCATCATCAAGGCGAATAACTTTAGAATCATCAGGTTTAAGACGGTAAGCGGCATATTTGCTTCCACAAAAAGAATAATTAAAAGGAATATTACGCTTACAACAGAAATTACTAACAGCTCTAAACTCACTAATAAGCATCACCTCATTTCCGACTTAATGATAACACAGTCACAATACCTTGTCAAGTTTTCTGCCAAGAAAATGTTTATACTTACCTTCCTGAACACGACAGCGATCAACCAATCGTTCAAAAGTATTGTTCTCAAGGTTATGCAGCATCTTATCGATACGGTTATTACGAATAAACTCCATCCAGTGAGGATGCGTTTCATCAAATTTCTTATCATAATAACGAGGAGGACGCATCTTTTTGCCGTTAATAACAACATAATCGTTAGCATAACACTCTTCACCATGCTCTTCAAGCCATTTTCCGCCTATGCCAGGACGATTGGATGCAAGCATAAACTCAGGCGTACGGCCTTTATAGTGAGATTCAGCATTTTTACCAGTCTGCTTTTTAACTATGTAACGGGCAACATAGGCAGCAGCGTCAAAACTAAACTCGCCAATAAGATGCATACCGTATTTCCAGACCTTCGCAAAACGAAAAGAAGTATAAGTGTTATAACCGTCTGTACGGAACCGAAAAATTTTGTCATCAAAATCAATATTAAACAATATATAATGATAATGGGGACGACCATGAAGTTCACCATATTCACCGCAGCCGAGAAAACGAATACCGCTGCCATACTCACGACGAAGATTCTTCATGAAAGTCTGATGAAATTTCTTGCTTAAGCTTTTATCACGTGGCAAATGATAATCGTCAAAAGTGCAAGTAACGAAATAAGCAGAAGACGAAGAACGGGCTTCGTGAACAGCACGGACAGCCCATTGTCTACTATTTTCGAGACGACAACCAATGCATTGTTTACAAGAACAACGAATGAAACGGCTATCACCAGCAAGCTCAGGGTGAGAGGAAAGGCTACCGTAAAAACTATAATGCTGCTTCCCATTTTTAGTAACAGCTCCTTCGACTGGGTACATGAGAATGGGGTTATAACAAACCATATTAATCACCTGTACCGATTGTATCAGGATTAAATCAGAATGTCAAATCCTAAATCCACCTCGTCCTACTCTTTTAAAATTTCTACGGCGAGATTTGGAGGTACGCCGGAAAAGACGGCGAGAACCTCGTTTAGATAAACGACGACGTTTCACTTAGCATCCCTCCAAGAACCGAAAAAACGGCTAGTTTTTTTAGAATCATTCTTATTATCAACTGGATCAACAAGCTGCGCAACATCGGCTTGAAAATCAGAGGCAACTTTTTTAGCAGTAACAGTATTCGAAGAAGCTCTACCTTTAAGAGCTTCAATTAGATCCACAACTTCCTGAATAAAGGGAACAACAACAGAAACAATAAAAGTCAGAATCATAGTAGTTTTATTAGACATAAAAGTTATCTCCTTCCAAAATAGCGACCTCCGAGGAAGCCTATAACATTTTTGACGGTGGAACCAACACCGCTAGCGACAGATCTAGGAGCACCTGTAAGACTTTCAATATTTTTATAGAAATCACGTTCCATACCTGCCATTTCAGTTTGGATATTATCAAAAGCAGCGGCAGAATTAGCACGATTAGCAGAAGCAATGTTGTTCAAAACGCCAGAGCTAAGGTAAGAACCCTGAAGACGAAGGTTTTCAAGCTCCAAATTCATCTTTTCAAGCTCATAACCAAGACGTTTTTCATAAGTCTGCTCACGAAGATTCAAATCATTTGCAAGAATACCATTCTGAAGAACTGTACCATGGGTGCTCTGACGCACAGAATCGGCTTCTGCGACGTTTTTATCAATTTGAGATATTGCAAGATGCTCGGCGTTCTTAGCCTGCCTTTCAGCGGCACTAGCGGCTCTAGCAGAGTTCATGGTAGAACCAATATCACTCATACCTACAGAAGCAGCTGAAGCTCCAGATATAGAACCGCCTATACCATTAGTTGCAGCAAGAATAGGATTAAGACCAGCTTTGCGCATATCTTCTACGGCCCATTGGTAACGATGTTTGTAATTTTCAACGTTCCACTGGTTAGCTTGTGCTGCATTAGCAGAATTGTAATGATTCTGAACTGCAGATCCAAGAACAGAACCAGCGACGCTGCCTAAAGTATTAGAAAGCCAAGACATGAAACCAGCTCCTTTTAGAAATGATCAACAAGGCCGGGTGTACCAAACATAGGCATAGGACGCACAGTAGTGTAACGGAAGCCTACGTCAAGCAGAAATTCAGGTTCACTAGTAACGGCGATAATGCGCTCAATAGGCGGATTTTCCGTAATAAATTCCTCGTTTAGAGTGGGAGCGTTATTGAAGAACTGTGAAAGGTGCCAAACGTCAAGGTTACCACCGGTTACAGAGCTACGGAACTTGCCTGTAATCTGCGAAGGTTTATAACGATATTCGGCATAACGTTCCTGATAGCCAAACACAGTAGTATCAGATTCAGAACCTTGAGCATAGATCTCACGAAGTTCAATGGCCTGCTCACCAAGATGCGCGAATGTAGGCCAATAGAAATCGTAAACGGTAGAACGAAGCCACATTTTATTAATACCTTGCTGATAGGTTAAGTCAGCACGAGCGCAAACAAAGCCTATAATATAGCCATGTTCGACAAAAGATTTGGTAAAGCCGTGGAATTTAGCAGCAGTAACACCATAAGCAGAAAGATTGCCTTGCGGAGAAGTGTTGTCGGTTGCAGAAGTCTGAGCTATTGGATTGACGTTAACCATTTTAGTGAAAGAGCCGAGGAACTCAGGGCGCTGAAGACGAGCGTCAGGAGAAACTACGCCAAAGAAAGAGCGAAGCACTTCTGTATACCGACTACCACCACGAGCAAGACGTTCATAGAACTTCTGCATCTGAAAGGCTGTACGTAAACTGTTAATAGTAAAAATACTCGAAGTATCCAAGTCAACATAAGAATCATTAGCAAGAAAACCAGAAGCAGGATGAGCTGACATAGTAATCATTTCAGACGTATTGCCAGCAAAGCCACCTACATTACTCCATTCAGAATCTCCTCCTCTATTAAAGGTTACAGATCCTGAACCTCGCGCATGCCTCGTGCCACCAGAAGAAGAGGCTTCGCCGCCATAAGCGGAAACAGCGGCAAGCTGATCACTAGTGCTATGAAGCAGATAACCAGCCGTAGGAGAAGGATCGACTATAGAAGCAGTACCAGCAAGACCTATAGAAACGCCGGGTCCTTTCTGCGTCCACGGAAGAGCGGAAGTAAAGTAATCATGACGTTTACCACGAGGCGGACAGGCTAAGCCGGGAACAATATCGGTACCTGACGTGAAAACCCAAGAAGGCTGCTCAGAAGCTCGGGCAGAGTTCAAAACTTCGTTGGTATCGCCTTTCTGAATCTTGACGGATTTCTGGAGGTTTTCGTCTCTAAACCATTCATTCCAAATGAGGTATACACCACGAAATGGAAGAGCGCTAATACCAGATAAACTACCAGACGTATTCACGGGCAAGCCGAAATAGTCCCAAAGAGAGCCTACATAAGCATTATCAGAGTTACCAGCAGCAGC